ACGAATAGCCGGTGTTTATATAGGTGGGTTATATACTGCATATGAATTAACTAAGTATTTAGGTAAGCGTGCTGAGAAAAAATTAAAAAAGATACGCCAAGAAAAAGGAACAAAACATCTTGGAAAAGCATATGGTGGCAAGGTAAACACCTATACTTCACCACGTAAAACAACATATAATGACAAGTAAAAAATATACTACACCAACTAGAGAAGCAGATTTCGATGAAATGCCTAAATCTGATTTTAGTATTGACCATCATAAACAGTCTAGGGCTGTAGGTAGACGAGGTCGACAAGCACACACACCTATCAGAACGCCAGCAATAAAGTCTAACATGCCTGTTATAAATCCGATGGAAAAAAAGCATTTGAAGAAAAAAAGGTATCAAAATGTCTAGATTTTATCACAACAAATTCTGGGATTGGATTCAGAAACAACACACTAAATTAGGAAATTGGCTATGGGCTAAACGATGGAGAAATTTCGAGAAATAATTAATGATGCTCTTTATCCGATGATAGATTTATTTTCTATACAAAGTGATGATTGGGGTATGCTCGTATTATATATAACAGCTCTTTATGCCATTATAATATTTCTTATATGGATATTAAAAATATAAAATGGGTAGACGACATAAAAAAAAGATTATGAGATTAATCAATGATATTTTAACTATTAAGAAAACAGGTAAGCTATCAGGACATACAGGTCCTCATGGTGCAAAGCCAAACAAGAGATAAATGATTATTAAAATGATTATATTATTATTATTACTAGGTATACTTACAGTTGGGTTATTACAATTATGGTACCCCTTTGGTTTTGAAGGTATACATTATCCTTAGTAGTGATTAAATATAACACACGAGAAAAGGCTACGCCAGAAGACTCTATGCGTAAAGCTTATATAGATGGGAAATGGATTCCTATCAAACCAGTAAAGGTTATAAAGGGCGGTAAAACAAGAGGACAGATGATGGGTGTAGTAAATGGAGAGTACATACCATACAAAAAAATAGGTCCTGTAAAGATACCGAAATAATTATGGTAAATGTAGTTCCAGAAGATAGGAAAGATGATATTACTTATCTTGAAGAAATGTTACAAGAAGTAGCTAAATGCTTAGCAGATAAAGTCTATGCTGATTGGAAAAGAACAAATAAATTAATAAGCAGAGATATTGCTATGGTTGTTACACCTGTTGATATAGTAGGCTATTATAAAACAATATTAGAAAAACGAACAGGAGATGTTATAGAGGATCTCGAAAAAAAGTCTACAGAAGATTTTGATAAATTTATGAAGGATTTTAAAGATGAGTAAAAACTATGGTAAGTCTAACTGCAAAGGGAAATTAAATGGTAGAAGACACACTGAGCAATCCAGAAAAACCAAAGCGAAGTTATCATTATACTCGTGAAAAACAACTTGAAATAGAAGCTAACAGAAAACTTAGAGAAGCAAAGAAAAAAGCACAGAAAGCAGCAGCCGATTCAAGAAAAGCAAAACAAAAAGCAAAACAGATAGAAGAAGCTCTACATAAGAAGGTAATAACACAAGATTTAAACCAACAACCAAAAGTAGTAAAGGAAATATTAGATGGCAGACCGATTGTTTTCAAACCTAACAAAGGACCTCAAACGGATTTCTTGGCAAGTCCTGAAGAAGATGTCTTATATGGTGGGGCTGCTGGTGGGGGAAAAAGCTATGCGTTACTTGCTGATTTATTGCGGTATGCTGATAATGGCAATCATCGTGCTCTCCTACTTCGTAGGACTCTTGGTGAACTTACTGAATTAATAGATAAAAGCAAACAGTTTTACCCGAAAGCATTTCCGGGTGCTGTATTTAAAGAAGCAAAAAGTATGTGGCAGTTTCCTAGTGGAGCCACAGCATTATTTTCATATCTTGATAAAGATACAGATGTTACAAGATACCAAGGACAAGCGTTTTCTTGGATAGGAATAGATGAAATAACACACTATCCAACACCTTATGTTTGGGAATATCTTCGTTCTCGTTTGAGAACAACAGATGAAAGTATAATTCCCTATATGAGATGTACTGCAAATCCGGGCAGTGTTGGTGGTTGGTGGATTAAAAAGATGTATATTGATCCTTCACCCCCTAATATAGCATTTCCAGCAGTAGATATAGAAACAAAAACAGAATTGAAATATCCGGAAAATTTTCCAGATAAAGAAAGAGCAGGTAAAGCATTATTTCATAGAAAATTTATTCCTGCACGACTAACTGATAATCCATTTTTAACACGAGGTGGAGAATATCAAGCGATGTTGATGTCTCTTCCTGAAGTAGAAAGAAAACGATTATTAGAAGGTGATTGGGATGTTGCAGAAGGTGCAGCATTTACAGAATTTGATAGAACAATACATGTTATTGATCCTATAACATTACCTAGGGGCTGGAATAGAATACGAGCAGCTGACTATGGATATGCATCTCCCTCTTGTGTTTTATGGGGTGCAGTTGACTGGGATGGTAATATAGTAATATATAGAGAACTATATGTTAAAAATCATACAGGTGAACAATTAGCCAATGTTATAATAGAATTGGAAAAAGATGATCCAACAATTATGATGAGTGTATTGGATAGCAGTTGTTGGAATAAAACAGGAACAGGTGCTAGTATTGCAGAAACAATGATAAGAAGAGGAGTTCGATGGTTACCAGCAGATAGAGATAGAATAGCTGGTAAAATTGCAATACATAGAAAATTACAAATAGATAGTTTATCTCTTAAACCACGGTTAACTATTTTTAAAACATGTACTAATTTGATACGAACACTACCTACACTTCCATTATCAAAACAAAATCCTGAAGATGTAGATACAAAGGCAGATGATCATGCTTACGATGCGTTAAGATATATGATTATGACTAGACATACAGGAGCTAGAGATTATATACAAGAAGCAAGAGAAGCAAGAGAAAAGGATGAAAAAATTAACAGTATTGCAGATACAATGTTTGGATATTAAAAAATGAAAAAATATTATAAAAATAAAGTTAGAAAAGCAAGATATGGTATAACACCTGTGTCAGGACGAGTTAATAGACTAGCAAGTAAAAAATCACCATCAAGAACATTTGCAACCCGTGATCCTCTTAATGTATATGAACAACAAAAAAAAGAAAGAGTACAGGCACTGGTAAAACGAGGTGAAAGTGTTGAAGATATAGCTACGGCATCAGGTATGACAGTTACTCAACTTAGAAAACTATTAAGTACATAAAATAATGGCTAATCTAGATGAACAAATAGATACAGCCTTTACTACAGTAGAACCAATTGTAGTTACAGCTGAACCAGAAAAAAAGAAACCATTATCAAAAAGAATCTTATCAGATATACAGGTAGGATTAGGAGAAATTATACCACAAGCATATAGTGGTGCGGCAGAAGCTATAAATGAAACAGGAAATCTTGCAGAAGACCTTGCAAGATGGGGTGGTAAAGATTTAGAAATTCCTGATCTCGATACTTATGGAGATCCAAAATCAATTACAGGTGCTGCGGCACGAGGTATAACACAGTTTGTTGTTGGGTTTATAGGTGCAGGTAAAATAACAAAACCTATTAAACTATTTAGAAAAGCAGGTGGATTTACAAAAGCATCAGTACACGGGGCAATGGCAGATGCTACTGTATTTGATCCAGAAGAAGCAAGATTATCAGATTTAATTGAAAGTAATCCATCATTACGAAATCCTATAACTACATATTTAAAATCAGATCCAAATGATACTAGAGCTGAAGGAAGATTTAAGAATGCTATAGAAGGACTTGGTTTAGGAGTTGTTGCTGAAGGTTTTATAAGAAGTCTTAGGGTATTAAAAAGTAGAAAAAAAATAGATACAGAGCTTGATAAATTACCTACACACGTTAGAACAAAATGGTATACTCCAGCAACTGTTGGTGCTAAAGGTGTACCAAGACGACAAACAACTATTCTTCATCCATTTACAAAAAAACCAATAGATGATGAAATAGGAGAAAATATTATTCGTAATATAGAAGAAAAAGGAGTTAATAATGCTCCATATGGATTTTTTTATAAAAATAAAATTAGAAACATAAATTGGATTGCTCCTCGTAGAGATTATATACACGGTACGTATGAAGTAAGTATAGATAAGGGACTACGAGAAGATAGAGCATCATGGATATTACAAGGTCCACGAAAAGCTCATAAAACAGGAGTATTTAAAGGTAGCAGATATAACCCTAAAGCAAAATATCAAGATATGCCCAGTGCTTTTAGAGGGAATAGAGGTAAAATAGATAGTAAAAAATTTAATTTTATGTTACAGGAGTATCTTGCAGATAGTAATGCAGTTTTAGATACTGCTTTAATAAAAGGAGATCCAAAAGGAAAAGTATTAGAAATAATACGAAAAGCATTTGATAGAGGAACTGCATCTCAAGAAGAAACTATAAATGGTATACGAGTTGTAAATAAAAAAGATCCTAAATTTACACCGTGGCATGCAATATCTAAAGATAATGTTGATGAATTTTATACTATTTTAAAAAAGCAAGCAAAAGAAAGTGGACCAAAATTTTTACATACGGCAAGATCTGTTAGGGTTTCAAAATTACCCATAGATCCTTCAGTAAAATCTGTTAAAGAATTAGCTAAAATTCCTACTAAACAAGAAAATATATTAAAAGATTTTCAAGTAGGAAGACCAACTGAAATAAGTATGAAATCATCTCGTGTGCATAAAGGCGTAAATACAATTATTAAGTCGATGCATAAAGATGTAAAAAAGTTAGAGGGTCCTTCAAGAAAAAGTGTAGAAGATTTTATAAAAGAAGAACCTCATTTAACTGTTGCAGATAAAAAAAAATTACGTGCTCAACTAAAGATTAAAAAACTAAAAGTTTCTGAATCACAAGATTTAGTCACAATAACAGATGATATACGCATACCAACTACACGTTTAGAAAGTATGCCCACATTTACTACTTGGCTAGATACTAACAAATCTCAGATAGTTAAAAGTAAAAAATACCAAGCTATAAATACAACACTAACTGATGTAGAGACTGTAATGTATGGTAAGAAGGAAATAATTGATCCTACTTTACCAATACCAAAACCACCTGTTGTAAAATTAACTAAAGATATTGTTTTTCGTGCCCTAAAACATACACAAAAAACAAATCCTAAAGCTAATACTATTATGAATATGCTTTATGGTTCTGGAATGAGAATTTCGGATTTAGTTAAAACTAAGATAAAAGATATTGATTTAGAAACAGGAGTTATAAATCTTAGAAATTCTGAAGGTGATGTAAGAGGACGAGCATTTATTCCTTCTCGTACAAGAGAAACAATAAAAAATTATTTAAAAACTAGTAGTAGACATATAAATAAAGATACTCCTTGGTTATTCCCATCAAGTAAAGGAAAAAAGCATTTAACAACAGAAGGAGTTGCACAAATTCTAGCTAAAACAGCAGATGACATTGGTGTAGATAGATCAATATTAGCACCCCATGAATTTAGACGTGCTTATGCTACTGATTTACAAGAAGCAGGTGTTCCTACTGAAACTATCCAAAAATTACTTGGACATAAAACTATAACTTCTACTGCTACATATATAGATCCTAAAGTCCCTAAAGGTCTTCCGGGTGCAGGTAAAGAAATAACACCACCAAAATTTTCAGAAACTATAACAGATACTAAAGTTGAAGCAAAAAAACTAATAGCTAACTTAGATACTGATGTAAGCCCATCTGCTAAATATAAAAAGAAATGGCAAAGTCAACAAAAAGCATTATTAGTTGATTTAGCAATTGTACATGAGATACCTCTAGATAGTTTAAAAGAATTAAAATTTGATGATATTACTGTAAAAGTAGATCCTATAAGTAAACTTGAAACAGTTTCTGTGCGAATAAAAGATCCAGCAGGTGGTTATATAACTATAGATAGGTTACCTAAAGAAACACAAGCAAGATTAAAAAGATATAAAAGAGATAATGAAATTAGTAAATCTATAGATGCTCGTGGAAGAAAAGTATGGATGGGAACACCCACATATGCTCCTCGTAGAAAAAATACATATATATTTACTTCTGGTGATGCCACAAAATTTACAACAGAAGCAGCAACTGTTAAAGTTTTACAAAGTAAACTAGCAAAAATAGGAAAAAGTGTAATAAAACCAAGACATGCTCTTCAAAAAGAATTAAAAGACCTAGCAATAACAGGAGACTGGTCTAGAACAATGGATATACCATTATTTATTCGTAGAGTAAAATCAATGGGTATAAAAGAGAAAATGGCATTTGCAGAAAGAGCAGGAGAATTTTTAAAAGATACCTATCGATATAGCACAGATAAATATGATAAATTTTATCGTGTGCATACAGAAGCTGGTTATACAAAAGAAGGTCCTAAAGAATTATTTCATGCTCTAGAAGAATTAGTATTTGAAGCCCAAGTTGCACAAACAATTATTGATACTTTACATGGTTTTGGATTAGGAGCTAAAAAAGGAATTAAGTTACCAGCAGTAAAAGATAAAGATGCACTACTTAATAAAGTTACAGAGGCTGTAATGGAAAAAATTACAAATAAATCTATACTTATGCCACACCATAATTTTAAAGTTTTTGGAACAAAAGATGTTGATAGTTACTTTTTAATTCCTAGAAGTGATAAATTCTCGGGATTAAGAGAAGGTATAAGAGATGCAAAATTTAGAACTAAACCAAGTAGAGGAAAACAATATTTTTCAAGTCCTGCGTATTGGAAAATTATACGTGATATAGGATCATTTATTTATTAACTTATTATTAACAATTGGAGGAAAATTATGCCAAATCCACACGGAAAAAAGTATGTACTTCACAGACATAAATGGGGTGCACTAGGTCACTCTAGCGATTATGATTCTTCTTTATATAGGGAATCCCTTGAGTTCGGTAATTCTATCGATCAAGGTGCTCTTATTAGAGATGAAGCTAAATCAGGCAAAGGCGGATCAGTAGATTCATCTGTTATGTCAAAAGGTGGCGATGATACATTAATTAAAGACTATTCAAAATAGGATATAAAATATGGCTGAGAATCTAACAGGAGATGATCAACCAGAGGAATTAAAAGAAGAAGAGTTACCTGCTGCAGTTGGATATATTAAAGCAAAATTTGAAGATGCAGAACAGGGTAGACTATCTGATGAAAACCGCTGGTTGAAAGCTTATAAGAATTATAGGGGTACTTATGATTCTTCTACACAATTTAAAGATTCTGAAAGATCTAGAGTATTTGTAAAAATAACAAAAACAAAAGTTATTGCATCCTTTGGACAAATTGTTGATATTCTCTTTTCCAATGGAGAAGTACCTATTTCTATAGAAGCTACACCTATGCCTGAAGGAATATCAGAATTTGCAAGTCTCGATTCTTCTGGTAAATTTAGCCAATCCGGTGAATTACAACAACCAGAATTAGCTGGATTAGAATCTGAATATGGATTATCACAAAATTTATACGAAGGTCCTAAAAAATTACCTGATCACAACGAAATAAAACCTGCTCAAGAAGCAGCATTAAAAATGCAAAAAGTAATTCGTGATCAATTTACAGAGACAAATGCAATATCTATATTAAGACATTCTATATTTGAATGTGTGTTATTAGGAACAGGAATTGTAAAAGGACCTTTTCATCACACAAAAATATTACATAATTGGGTATATCTAGAAGATGGACAAAAACAATATGCACCATCATTTAAACCAATACCTAAATTAGAAGCAGTATCATGTTGGGACTTTTATCCTGATCCTTCTGCAGTTAATATGGATGATGCTGAATATGTTATACAACGACATAAATTTAATAGGGAACAATTAAGAGATTTAGGTAACAAACCATTTTTTAATTTAGAAGCTATTAATGATTGTTTAAGTATGGGACCCAATTACCAAAAAAGAGGATTTGAAGATAATATATATACAAATGAAGATCCTACATATCTAGAAAATAGATTTGAAGTATTAGAATACTGGGGAAATCTAGATAAAACAATGACAGAAGAATTGGGTATGGATGTAGGAGAAACAGATGATCATCTCGAATCATTACAAGTTAATCTTTGGATTTGTAATAATAGAATTTTACGAGCAGTAGTTAATCCATTTCAACCCGCAAAATTACCATATCATTCTTTTCCATATGAATTACATCCTTATCAATTTTTTGGTATCGGTGTACCAGAAAATATGGATGATGCACAAATGATTATGAATGGTCATATGAGAATGGCAATTGATAATCTGAGCCTTGCAGGAAATATGGTATTTGATATTGATGAAACAATGTTAGTTCCGGGACAATCTATGACAATACATCCGGGCAAAATATTTAGAAGACAATCAGGTCAAGCAGGTCAAGCAGTTGTAGGATTAAAATTCCCAAATACTGCAGGTGAAAATATACAAATGTATGATAAGGCAAGACAACTTGCTGATGAAGAAACAGGTGTTCCTAGTATAATGCACGGACAAACAGGTGTAACAGGAACAGGAAGAACTGCAGCAGGATTAAGTATGTTATTAAATTCTGCAGGCACATCTATAAAAACAGTCGTAAAGAATATCGATGACTATCTATTAAAGCCATTAGGCGAATATTTTTATAGATGGAATATGCAATTCAATGACGAACATATTGAAGCTAAAGGAGATTTAGAAGTACGTGCACGAGGCACATCATCTGTAATGGCAAAAGAAGTACGTTCACAACGATTAACTACTCTTTTGCAAACAATAGCAAATCCTATGCTTGCACCTTTTATAAAGATACCAAATCTTATAAAAGAATTAGCAATATCACAAGATATTGATCCTGAAGATTTAGTTAATGATTTAGATCAAGCAGCAGTATTTGCAGACATTTTACGAGGATTAAATGTTCAACAGGGAACAGGCGAAGAGGTTGGGACCACTGGTCAACAACCAGAAGGCATGGGAGGCTCTAGAACAGCATCTGCAGGAGCTAACCCAGAAGACATCTCAGGAGTTGGTGGTGGAACAATCGGAACAGGTATTCCGCCAATTGCAGGGGAAGATGGTTTTACTGGAGCACCTCCAGAACCTCAAGAAGGCGGTCTTGGTGACTATCAAACTTAAAACAGATGAAAGAAAAAATAAAGATTCGAGAGTTGGAATTTAATGATTCACAACAAATAATTGAACTCGGAAGAATAATACATAAAGAAAGTTATTATAACTTTTTGCCATATGAGGAAATGAAAATACAGGAACTCATTATGGTTACGTTAAAAAATCCACAATCAAATGTTTGTTTTGTGGCAGAACAGGATAATAAAATAATAGGAGCATTATGTGGATTTATAGTTCCATATACAATGAATTTTAGATTATTTGCTCAAGACCTAGGGCTTTGGGTTCTTCCAAAAAGTAGGGGAACACTAGCTGCAAAAAAATTATTGAATGTTTTTGAAGTATGGGCAAATAGTTTAGGATGTGACGAAATTATGTTAAGTATAACATCAAATATTAATCAAGACAGAACTGCACAATTTTATGAAAAGTTAGGTTATACTAACTTGGGTGTAGTATGTCGTAAACGTATAGGAGGAAAATAGTATGGGAAGCGGAATACCCGGAGTAAGTCAAATAACTTCAGTTTTTATGGGAAAACCAAAAGTACAAGAAATTCAACAAGAATACCAAGGTGGAATCCAAACAGGTAGAGGTGATATTGCTACTCAATTAGCATCTTTAGATAGATTAGAACAAGGAACTGCACCTAAAGGTCAAGGATTAGAAATGGGCTATAAGGATTCATTAAATTCAGCCCTAGAAAATGCGGGGATTAGTAATTTAACTTTACAACCTGCAAAAGAAGTATTATTTGGAGATGCAGCTAGAGAAAATTTTCAAACAGCAGAATTAGAAAAAATGCAAAAGGAAGTATTTAAGACACCGATAAGTCCAAATATTCCATTATTACAAACTCCTATTGCTCCAAAAAAAGAACCCTATGCTCCGCCAGAAAGACAAGAAAAATCTGCAGAGAGAACACTTGCAGATATTGAAGCATTTAAGGCATATGGGGGACAAACAGGTGGTATGGTTCCTGATAGTAGTAGACTTCAAGAAACTGGGATTGGATTTCCAGCACCAGAAGTTAGAAGTGCTTTATACAAACAACCATTGGCACCTATTACAGAACAAATGCAAAGAGCAAAATTAGGGGCAGCACAAGGACAAGTTCCGGTGCCACAACAACAAAACGAACCTGCAGGAGTTCCTCAAATGTATGGAAAACCTACTAATGAAATGCCAAAAGATAATATTGATGCTAAAGCAGAACCGGGTGATGTTATTATAAATAACAAGGCTATGATCCTTTTAGGAATGAAAAATTTTAATAAAATGGTTGGGGATGGAGTTGATATTGTACGAAGAATGGGTTTTACCATTGAAGAGAGATTAAATAAATTAAATAAAAAAGATATTGTTCCTTTATTAGTATCTAAAGGAGAAGCAAGAATACCTAGTATAATTGCAAAAGCAATAGGTATGGATAGACTTAGAAAAATAAACGACAGAGGAAAAAGAGCTATAGTAGCAGAAGAAAAAGCAGCAGCTCAACAAAAAGAGAAACAGAAATATACTGTTAAAAAAGGAGGGGTAATTCCTCAAAAAAAAGCCTTTGGCGATGTAGTCGAGAGTAAAAAAAAAGTCTAAATGAATTAGAGCCACATAAAAAAGAATTTATTACAAATGCACATCAAGTAGTGAATGAAGTTAATATAGATAATATTATTCCTTCACCTATTATTCTTTCAATGGTAGCTCTTGAAACAGGGTATGGAACTTCTAGATTTGCAAACGAAGGAAATAATTGGCTTAGTTTAGCAGTAAACAAACCAGACCAAGAATTTTTAGCAGCAAAAAAAAGACCGTCACAAAAGTTACGAAGTTTTAATAATCCAGCAGAATCTATACAAGCTTTTTTAGATATGGTCAAAAATGCAGAACATTATGCACCAGTAAGAGATACGTTAACTAAATATGCAACTGGTGAAGCTTCTGAACATGACATTATAGATTCTATAGCTAGTACAAAATATGCCGAAGACCCTGAATGGTCTAATAAAATAAAGAGTGTACATGATGGACGAATAAAAAATATGTTCACAGAACAAAAACAGCAAGTGCAATAGCACAAAAGAATTTATACCTGCGTACTTGGTATGGGTATCAGCGACTTTCAATTTATTGAAACACTGATTATTTAACAACTACCGATGGGCGACCTAGCATAGCTAGCACCATAAGGAGATAAACATGACTGAAAAACAAGTCGAAGCAAATGTAGAGGAAAAGGTTGAAGATTCAGAGCCTACCCCATACAAAAACGACTACCATAAGGATCTTGATAAAGAAGATCCACAACCTGACCCTGAAGCTGTAGAAGCTGAAGCTACTCAGAAGGAAAACGAAGAAGATAAATCTTTTTTATCTACTTCAAACGACAAAGAAGTAAAGACCCACGATTTTAAAAAACGTTATGATGACCTAAAAAAACATTATGACACAAAATTAGATGAGTGGAAACAGGAAAAAGAAACTTTGGAGGCTCAATCTAAAGCTGCGAAAGCAGATACAGACTATAAGCCACCAAAAACCCCTGAAGAATTAGAACAATTCAAAGAGGACTATCCTGATATTTACGGAGTTGTCGAAACTATTGCTCATAAACAAGCTGGAGATAAACTTCGCACAGTTGAAGAAAAACTAGCAAAAATGAGTGATAGAGAAGAAGAACTAATTAGAGATAAAGCACAAACTGAACTGTTATCCGTGCACCCTGACTTCTTAGAGATAAAAGGAGATGAAAATTTTCAGGGCTGGTTACAGGAACAGCCTACCTCTATTTCTGATGGTATTCTTAAAAATGGTACCGATTCTAAATGGGCAGTTCGAGTATTAGACCTATACAAAGCAGATGCTGGTATTAGTAAAAAAACTAGTACCGCCAGACCTACTTTATCTGCAGCTGAAGCAGTAACTAAAACACGTAGAGTTGTAGTTCCTGAAAAAGCAGGGGACAAGAAGATTTGGAAACAATCTGATATAAGCAAACTCAAACCCCGTGAGTTCGAGATTCTTGAAAAAGAACTAGATCTTGCGGCAAAAGAGGGACGCATATCATCAGGTTAATTATACGTTTTTATTAACTTTCTAACTAGGAGGTAATTATGACTGTTTCAAAAGCAGCCGGTTATCAAAATTTAGCTAACGGAAATTTTGTACCAACTATTTACTCTCAGAAAGTTCTTAAATTCTTCAGACGTGCATCAGTGGTTGAAGATATTACCAATACTGATTACACTGGGGAAATTGAGAATTATGGAGACACAGTAAATATCATAACCGAACCTACTGTTACAGTTAGTTCATACTACAGAGGTAGTGTTGTAAATGCTCAAACATTAACTGACGCACAATCTACTTTAACTGTCGATCAAGCTTTTGCATTTTCTTTTAAAGTTGACGACATTGAAGAAAGACATAGTCACTTAAATTGGGAAAGCATTGCAACATCTTCAGGTGCTTACGCACTTAAAAAGAAATATGATGCAAACGTTCTTGCAGCAATGATTTCTGGAGGCTCTACTGACCAAACTAACTTAGGTACAACAGGTAATGCCGTCGCCGGTATAACTACAGGTGATACGGCTTCTGACAAGATGAGTACATTGTCTAAATTATTAGACGAAGGAGATGTTCCAAGCGAAAACCGTTGGTTTGTTGCATCACCTACTTTTTATGAGATTCTTGGTAAATCTGCATCTAAATTAATGGATCAATCCATTATAGACAGCAGTAAAGAATCACCTTTACGTAACGGAAAAATCGTGCAAGCACCAATCAGAGGATTTTCAGTATATAAAACTAATGTATTTGCAAAAGCAGGTACAAGTGGTACTGATACTTCAGAACCATCAGGTTCTTCTGCTGATTACTACTTTCTTGGAGGACATATGTCTTCTACAGCAACTGCTTCACATATCGCAAAAACTGAAGTTGTTCGTGATACTGAAAGTTTTGCAGATATCGTGAGAGGCTTACACGTATTTGGAC